ATGCTAACTGATGAATTTGAACAGTGGGCAAGAGGAATGGAAGCAACTGTTATTACAGCAGGTGATATTGGTATTGCTCCAGAAAGAACAAAGAAAATTTATGAATCAATTGGATTTGAGTCTGGTTGTTTCCTAACCAAGGAGTTGGCTGAATGAGTTTCGTAGCAAAGGCAGTTAAGAGTGTCGTAAAAGCAGTCACCAAGGTAGTAAAAACAGTCGTAAAGGCTGTTGTAGATGTTGCAAGTTCAATTGTTAATTTTGTAACACAACCTTTTGCAGGACTGTTTGGCACACCTGACATACCATCAGCGGATCAGGCTGCCGCACAGGAACAGGGCGTTCTAGTCCAGAAGCAGGGAAGCAATCTTAACATACCAATCATATACGGATACAGAAAGACTGGCGGTATTGTAACCTATGCGGAAACAGGTGCAAGTGATAACAAGTATCTTTGGGTTGCCTATGTGCTAGGCGAAGGTCCGATAGAAGGACTAAAAGAAATATTCATTGATGATTATCAATTACCAGAAGAATACATTCCCTTACTAAACAACGGACAGAATGTTGCCATTACCAAGGGCAAATACAAGAACAGATGCAGAATGCAACTCAGCCACGGAAAGTATTTTGACACACCCAGTGATTCAACGGTGGGCACTTGGAGTTTGATGAGTGATGCACCCAGTTGGAAGGATTCAATGGTGTATAATGGATTGGCTGTTTTATTCTGCAGATGGGAATGGAAGAAGATTGAAACACAGGAGGATTCAGAAGAAAATCCATTTGGTGGTTCAATACCAGAAGTGCAAGCCTCAGTCCTAGGACGCAAGATAGCGTCATTAACCATTGCAAGTCCAGACAGTTATACCTATGCCAATGCACCAACTAGATATTCTACAAATCCTGCTGAAATACTGTTGGATTATTTGCGTAATCCACGCTATGGTAAGGGTCTAGTAAATACGGACATTGATTGGGACAGTTGGAAGATAGCGGCTGCCAAGTGTAACACGGAAGTCGAATTCATCACAGGCACACGAGGCAAGATCCTACAGATTAACCCTGTTGTGAATACGCAACAGACACTGTTTCAAAATGTAAAATTCCTACTTGCACAGTTTAGGGGTTATATGCCATATGTGCAGGGCAAATACAAATTAAGAATAGAGGATGCTGGTAATGATAACGACATTACATCAGGTGCCGCAACCATTGTTCAAACATTTACCAAGGATGACATAATTGGTAATGTTACATTCACAGGCATTGACAAGAGTGCCAAATACAACGCAGTATCAGTCCAATATGTGAATCCAGATAACAAATGGAGTATGGACTCGGTAGTGTATCCAGAAACGGATGCAGATAGAGCCACATATATTGCACAGGACAACGGTAGAGAAAACAAATACGATGTAACATTTGGTGCCATTACCAATTATGCCATTGCCAAGGATATGGCAAAATTGATTTTCAACAAATCAAGAAACCAAGAATCAGTTTCACTAACCGTAACTTCAAAGGCTATGGAACTTGAAGTTGGTGACAGCATACGCATTCAATCACAGATGTTGGATTTTGATACAGATCCATTTAGAGTGGTTAGCATACGATACAACAATGATATGAGTGTTACCCTTGGATGTGTTAGAAATCCAGACACCATCTATCCACACGCAAAACACGGAGAAGAGGACATTGTGTTACCACCTTACATTCCAAAAGGTGCAACAATCTTCTATCCAGCAGTGCAGGACACACCAGTTGGATTGGTGCCACCCACAAATGCTGAGGTGCCCGTTGTTCATTATCCACCAACCATTACTTCACTAACACCAGACAGTTATGTTGGTGCGGGTGTGAATACGATTACACTAACAGGAACAAATTTTCAATCAGGCATTAGTGTTAAATTTATTGGTGATGATGCAACAGAATACACAGCAACTTCTGTTACGGTAAATTCAACAACTGAACTTGAAGTTGATACACTAGTTGGTATGACTAGTGGTAATTCACCATATGATATTCTAATCACTAATACAGCAGATTATGGAAGCCTAAGTGCAAGGATTAATTTTGCATTGGCTGTTAAGGCTGTTATATCAGATCCAGATCCAGATCCAGATCCACCAATACAGGATCCACCCGTTGTTGAGGATCCAGAAGATCCGGATGTAACACCACCACCTAGTGATCCACCTGCGGAAGGACCACCACCAACAAACCCTCCAACAGTTCCACCAGAAGAAATTGTTGAGATTAATGATGTGTTGGACATTGAGGAGTTTGACTACTACGATCACACAAATAACACTGTCTATGTCAATGTAAAGGGCCTACAGCCACAGAATGCGGCATACAGTTATTTGAAGGTATGGTGGAAACGCAATATTTCAACTGATAATTGGCAGTATTTTGAAGTCAAGGATAAACCAGGTCCTGGAAGAGAAATAGAATTTTCAATTGGTCCTATGATTAGGACTTCAACCAAATACATCTTTATCACTAGAGTGGTATATGGCGATGGAACACAAAGCACACGCAGAACAAAACAGTTATTGGATCCAGCAGGTGCGGCAGATGTTGCAGATGTAAAAGATTACACTGAAGCAGTTGGTGAAGGTTGGAGTTTGCCAGAAGAAGCAACTCCTAGCAAACGCAACAACACATTCAACAAGATACAGGGACAAACTGTTCTTGATGGCAGTAACGAACCACTAACACCTAGAACAATTGATTTTACATTCAAACAGGAAATTGATCAGGAAGCAGTCAATTGGGATGTCGTTGGAGTTAAGATGTATTATCGTCCTTCAACGCAGGACTATTGGAATTCAGAAACTAGATTATTCACACAACCATACACACCTGGTATTGATCAGACTCTAAGATTTGCACTGTTTGGTTCAGCGGTATTTCCATCAATTCCAAGTGCCGCACAGAATCAATATGATTTTATCTTTAGGGTCTATTACAAGGATGGCAAGGAAAGCACAAGGCAGGTAAGATATGGCAATGCCGCAGTTGAATACAGTTCAACAGGATTGTATGATTATGATCCATTGGCAGACAGAGCGGCAACAAATGAAAACTCTGGAGACTTTGAGATTGTTCCACCTGATCCGGATGCACCTAGTGCCACAGAAAAACTAACAGTTGGTATCAAGGCTCTTAGGGCACAGTTTAACACTGCTAGATTTGAACTATTACCACCAGATGCAAGTGTTATCAATGACTGGGCTGGTATCAAATTCCGTTATAGAAAGGTAATTGCAGGAGCCAATCCTGCACTTGAAGAATTTGTTGATACCAGTGTCAGCGTCAATGCAACAACTGGCACTTCATTTAGAACTGTTGCATTGGACTATGAGGATGAATATGAAGTAATCATAACAGCACTCTATTGGAGTGGTGTGCAAAGATTGGAAAGTGAATATAGTTGGTTTGGCAGTGGTTATCTAAGCAATAGAACGGAAGGTTCAGATGTTCCCCTGTCATTAAACTGGAAGGAAAATTACAATTTCAAACTGTTACCAACTGCTGATGCCGTTGCTGATGCAACTGCACCATTTCCTGCACCAGCAAATCCTAGGGTGAATATAGTTGAGTGGAGTTACACAAATCCACCTAATTATACCTATGGCACGGCACCAAATGGACAGATTAAACTGACATTCCGCCACGATCATATTGGTGGTTATTCCAAACTATGGGTGTATAGAAGAGATTTTGCCACTGCATTTATGAATAGAAGCACTTGGGATTTGAACAAGTATGGCGCAGGCAGATGGGAAAAGGTAGAAGTAACTGATACCAATGCAAGTGGTGTTACCATATACCTAAGACAGCCTCTAAGATATTCAGAATATGATGCCTACTATGATCCTGCAGTGGTTGGTGATGAATTATTCCTTAGTTGGGCAAAAAACAAGGTTGGACAGAAACTGGCAGACAGAGATTATGAATTTGTGCTGGTTGTTGAAACCACAAGCGGTCTAAGTTCAGTAGGACTTAAAATGCCATTCCCAACAGAAGGAACGCAGAAAGGACAAACCTACGATCTGCTAAGTTTTGGTGTTAGACCTGAAGAAATTGATTACACTGATTACAATAATTATGATACCACACTGGAAAAGAATTTTAACCAAGCAATCGTTGCCTTGGACGGAGACACTGCACTATGGAGTGGATCACAAACATACAATGAAGCCAGACTGGCACCTGGACTTCCAACTATAACAGGAAACTAAGATGGCATTACCAAGTTTTAATGGAACACTAGATGAACTAAACAGTGTTATCACGGCTCCTAACACAGGAACCTGGGCAGACATCGGATCAGGCACTGATTTTGAAACCTGGGATGATTGGAAGAATTGGAGCACAACACCTGGCACACTTACCTGGCTAACTGACATCCTTGATTTGGGTGAAAGTGCATATTTTAATCTAGAACTAACAGTGGAAGCA